GCCTCTGGCCGATCTCCCTCCTTGTGGGGGAGATGTCCGGCAGGACAGAGGGGGGTGTCACACGGCACAGCGCTAGATCCCCCCATGTCACCCCCACAACCTTTCACCCTCAGGCTGCCTCCCATCGACGCCGAACCGGCTGGAGACCACCCTCCTCCACCCGGTCCAACCGCTCAACCTCACGATCGGATGCCCCATGTGCATGTTCTCCTCGCCACCGAAAGCCGAGCCGCCGCAGGCGCCACCCGAATACGCCCAGCAGAAGACGCCCGATTATGCCGCGGCCCAATCCACCGCCGCACGGCGCGCCTCCGACAAGGTTAAGGGAGTGCCCTCCACCATCCTGACCTCGCCCTCGGGCGCACCGCCGCTCGCCGATACGCAATCGCCGGCGCTCTCGGGCAATACGCTCAAGAAGACGCTGCTCGGGCAATAGGCGGAGATCATCCATGGAAAATCCTCGTCGCGACAACGAGACGCAAATAGCCTATCACCGCCGCCGGCTGAACGAGCTGAAGGAGGTCCGCCAGCCCTGGGAGGCCGAATGGCGGGCGCTGGCCGAGCACATCGAGCCGACGCGGCTGCGGCTTGCCGCCGACCGGGAAGGCCCGCGCTCGCGTGACAAGATCATCGACAGCACCGGCAGCCATGCCTATGAGACGCTGAAGTCAGGCATGCATTCCGGCCTCACCTCGCCTGCCCGGCCCTGGTTTCGGCTGACCACCTTCGATCCCGATCTGAAGAAGCAGGATTCCGTCAAAGTCTATCTCGCCGCCGTGCAGGACAAGATGCGCGAGGTCTTTGCCGCGTCGAACCTCTACCGCGCCTTCCATATCGGCTATGGCGATCTCGGCCAGTTCGGCCAGTCGGTCGCCATCCTCGTGGAAGACGAGGAGACTGTCATCCGCGTGCAGCAGCTGGTGCATGGCCGCTTCTGGATTGCTCGGGATCACAAGGGCAAGGCGACCACACTTTACCGCACCTTCCGCTGGAGCGTGCAGCGCATCATCGAGCGCTTCGGCTATGACAATGTGCCGGAGCGGCTGCGCAGCCTCTACGACAGCTCGAAATATGGCGAGTGCTTCGATGTCTATCACGCCATCGAACCGCGCCATGACCGCGACCCCAGACTGATCGACAAGCGCAACAAAGCCTTCCTCTCCAACTACTGGATCGACGAGCTCGGCGGCGATCTCTTGGAAGAAAGCGGCTTCGACTCGAACCCGATCATCGCGCCGGCCTGGGAGCTTTCCGAAGACGATCACTATGCGCTCTCGCCCGGCCAGAAGGCGCTCGGCGATATCAGGATGCTGCAGCTGGAGCAGACGCGAAAGCTCGAAGGCATCGACAAGAAGGTGCGCCCGCCGATGAACGCGCCGACCTCCATGCAGAACAGCCCGGCCTCGCTGCTGCCAGGCGCCGTCAACTATGTCGACGACCCCACCGGCAAGGGGTTCCGCCCGGCGATGGAGGTGAACCTCAGCCTCGCTGAACTGCGCGAAGATATTCAGGAAGTGCAGAACCGAATCGAGAAGACCTTCTTTGCCGATCTCTTCTTCGCCATCACCAATATGGAAGGCGTGCAGCCGCGCAATCAGTTCGAGCTGACGCAGCGCAAGGAAGAGCAGCTGCTGCAGCTCGGCCCCGTGCTCGAAAACGTCTTCGGCGATCAGCTCGGCCCGACCATCGACCGCACCTTCGATATTCTGGCGGCCCGCGACGAACTGCCCCCGCCGCCGCCGGAGCTGCAGGGAACCGAGCTGAAGGTCGAGTACATTTCCACGCTCGCTCAGGCGCAGCAGGCGGTCGCCACCGGCGCCATCGAGCGCGGCGTCGCCTTCATGGGCCAGGTCTCGGCGGTCAAGCCGGAAGCGCTTGATAAACTCGATGTCGACGAGGCGATCGACCTCTATTTCGATGCGATCGGCGCGCCGCCCTCGATGATCCTCGCCGACGACAAGGTGGAGGATATGCGCGCCCAGCGGGCGCAGCAGATGCAGGCGGCGCAGACGGCGCAGATGGCCTCGCAGGTCGCACCCGCCCTTAATCAGGGCGCCAAGGCCGCACAGGTGCTGGCCGATGCCAATGACAACCCGAACGGTGCAGCGCTGCTGCGCCAGTTGGGGCTCGCATGATGGATCATTTTAAGGATCAACCATCCATCCCCCAAACCATTCAGCGAGACGAAATCACGACGGCGTTTCGCGAGGTCTTCGCGACCGCCTCCGGCAAGCGCGTGCTGTTCTGGATGCTGGAACAATGCGCCGTCTACCAGGAGGCCTACGCGGGAGAGCTTGGCAACGCGACGCATTACACGCTCGGAAAACAGGGCGTCGGCCGCCGGCTGATCGCCGAGCTCGATCGCATCGACCCGACGCTCTATCCGCGCCTGCTGCTCGCCATCGCGGATCTCAAGGCAAGTGACAAGGCAGCGGCGGCAAGCCGCGCCGCAAACGAGGAAGGCGAAGACCATGATATCGATGCTTAGCAGGAGCCTCTTTCCGGCCGTTCTGCGCAGTGCCGAGGGAACCGGCAGCGGTGGCGGCGATCTGGGCGAAAGCGCCTCACCCGAGACCATCCTGTTTCCGGACGACGCGCCATCACCGGATGGTGACAGCGGTGGCGGCGATCTGGGCGAAAGCGCCTCACCCGAGACCATCCTGTTTCCGGACGACGCGCCATCACCGGATGGTGACAGCGGTGGCGACGATCATGCCGACGCTGCCGATCATGACACCGGCAAGCCCGACGACGCAGCCGGCGACGACCCGGCAGATCGCGTCCCCGACGATGGCCGCTATTCGCTCACCATGCCTGAAGGCGTCGAGCTCGACCGGGAACTGGCCGACGCCCTCGGCCCGGATTTCCACGCCATGGGCCTGACCAACCGGCAGGCACAGCAGCTGGCCGACCGCTTCATCGAGATCCAGGGCCGCCGCGGCAAGGCCGCGTCCGAAGCCTGGGCCGGCCGCGTTCAGGGCTGGGCGGACGAGGCGCGCAGGGACCGCGAGATCGGCGGGGCGAAATGGGGCGGCACCGTGGGCTCCGCCCAGCGGGCGCTCTCCCGTCTCGGCACGCCGGCGCTGCGTGAGTACCTGAATTCCAGCGGCGGCGGCAACCACCCCGAAATGATCAGAATTTTCGCAAAGGTCGGATCGATGATCCAGGAGGACAACCCACCGAATGGCGGCGCGGGCGGACACGGCAGGAAAGCCGAAACCGCGCACCTGATGTTTCCCAAAGACGCACCGAAGGGCTGATAAGACATGGCCACCATTGGCAGCTACTACCCCAATCTCGTTGACGCATTCAAAGGCTCTGCCGAAGGCGCCGTCATCGAGCTTCTCTCCCAGCAGAACCCGATCCTCGACGACGCGATGGCCGTCGAGTGCAACATGGATGCCGTGCACCGCCACATGGTGCGCACCGGCCTGCCCTCCGTCTCCTGGGGCCGGCTCTACCAGGGCATCAAGCAGTCCAAGGCCACCATGCAGCAGGTGGACGATACGACGGGCTTCGTGCATGCCCGCTCGGAAATCGATATGCGCCTGCTCGATCTCGCACCCGACAAGGCAAAGGCCCGCCTCGTCGACACCATGCCCTTCATCGAGTCGCTGAGCCAGGAAATGGCCTCCGGCCTCTTCTACCATGACACCGCGACGACGCCGGAAAAGTTCAAGGGCCTCTCTGCCCGCTACGCCGCCTATAACCCCAACCTGCCGAACGTGGCGCAGCCGAACATCGCCAACCAGGTGGTCAATGGCGGCGGCACCGGCGCCGACAACACCTCTATCTGGTTCGTCACCTGGGGCGACCACGCGACCCACCTGCTCTATCCCAAGGGCACCAAGGCCGGCGTGAAGATCGACGACAAGGGCGAGCAGCGCGTGCTCGATGCCAACGGCGACCCCTACTATGCCAAGGAAACGCTCTACACCTGGCATATCGGCGCGGCCGTGAAGGACTGGCGCTACAATGCCCGCGTCGCCAATATCGACGTCTCCGACATGATGGCCGGGACCGTCGATCTCTGGGCGCTGATGCGCAAGGGCTATTACCGCCTGCAGTCGCGCCGGCTGAACGCCAAGGCAAGCCGCATCGCCATCTACATGAACAAGGATGTTCTCGAAGTGCTCGACGTGCAGTCGTCAGACCGGGCGCTGACCTCCGACCGGCAGAACACGGTGCACCTGACCACGCAGTTCGTCGAGGGCCAGGAAGTGAAGTTCTATCGCGGCATCCCGATCCGCGAGACGGACGCCATCCTCAACACCGAAGCCGCCGTTCCGGCGCTCGCCTGATCGTCTCCACCCAGTCCCGCCGTCTTCGGACGGCGG